ACTGATATCGTTGCGCAGATCCGCTCAGCGGCTGCGATACATATGGCTCTGTACAGACGCAAAACTGTGTGGAGTCTGCCCAATCAACATCCAGGCAGTGACTCATGAGTCGTCAATCCAAAGCGCCTCGTGTTTCGCCGGAGATCCTCCGTTCGCCCGCCTACGTGTTCACTCAGAAACTCTGTGCCTCCTGTGGTAATTCCATAGAACAGGCACGAACGTATGAGTACATGCGGCGGGATTGGATAGGGGTACGTACTCCGAACTTCATTCACACCCCCAGGAAGTTATTACCCCAAAACGCACATACTGTGCGAATTGAGTGGGATGAGAATGGAGATGCCTTGGACTCGCGTCTGTATTTGTTTCCGCCGTCCTTAAAGGATACCGGGTTAATACTCCGGGGGAAGCAGAAAGATATGCGAGGTTGGGTGCAGCAGCCACTAGCGACTTGGTCGCCGGTGTCCCGAGTTAGATCTTTATCTCAGCTATATGGACGGTTGTCCAGTAGCGGAGGCTTGGCCATCGACCTTGCTGAGTATAACCAGACGGTCCGTATGATTGCGACTAATTGTCGCAGGATTGCGGGTGCCGCCTTGGCTCTCAAGCATGGAAACGTTGGTTTGGCTATGTCTAATCTCGGTTGGACCCCAAAGGGTAAACGCATACCATCACCTCCTAAAGAGACTGATCCGTTTCGTAGACTTTCCAATCATTGGTTAGAATACGTTTATGGGTGGAAACCACTAATCATGGATATCCACGGTAGTGTTGAAGCTCTTGAGACTTTTCTCGAGCGCAATCCTTGGGTCCTGGCTGTCGATAGTTGGGGACGCTTCAAAGACAAAGTTGCTCTGAAAGTGCCGATCAACGTAGGAACTGCTGGGCAACCAGTAGGCCCGAACGGGATTATCACCCCTTCTCACTGTGGCGTGGAAACCCACTTCGTGAGTAGCGATACGAAATTTGTTTTAGCGTATCGAAGAGATGACCACGTCAAGAAGCTAATCTCCGACCTCGGACTAAGCAATCCCATTGATCTTGCATGGGAGATACTCCCGTGGTCTTTTGTAATCGACTGGGTATATCCTATTGGCCCATGGCTTGAAAGCCTGTCGGCCTATGATGGCTTAATTTTCCATCATGGATGTGAAATCCATAAGACGAAGGAGACTACTAACCAGGCGGTTGGTGCGGGTTACCTAGCAGGTGATTCGCAAGGGTATAGCACTGTGGAGCAGAGGGGTGACAGGGCAGGTGAGTTGGTTAACTACGTTCGAACGCCTTTAAATGCGTTCCCCGCAAGTAACCCGCCGCTTGTCAAGTCGCCGATCTCTGTAACCCATGCTGCGAATGCTCTTGCATTGCTCGTTAGTGTGTTCAGGCGTTGAAAGATACCTGAACTGCTCGTGACAACACAAGACGCTTGGATAACGTTCTTTTTATAGGAAGGGTACTACCATGTCAGCTTTAGCTGCCATTAAAGCGAGTACGATCTTAGGATCCATCATGCGCTCAACAAGCGCCGCTGTTGGATCCGACAGAACGTTCACCCCCAAAGGGTTTGTTGTCCCAGGGGTATCGCGATGGGTGGACGAAAGTGGAGGAATCTCCGTCGGCCAGCCAGTCTACACGCAGAGTCTTCGCTTGCCTACTAAGACAAGCCGGATTTATCGCGTGCAGAGTAAGCTCGTTGTTCCGACCCTGGAAGCTCTGGCCCCTGCGGGGAATGGGTTTACACCCGCCCCAACGAAGGCCTATGAGATTACAGGAAATTTCGAAGCGATGATTCCGGAAAGGTCGACGGCAGCAGAAAGGTTGATTTTTTATAACCTTATGCTGTCCTTCTTCCTCGGGACCATCAATGCATCTGATGACGCTCCGACCGATCTTACAGGGTCGCCGTTGCCGGGTGCAATCCAGACATACGATCAACCGTTCTAATCCTTTTCTGGCGTAGTTAAGCCAGTTGAGGACAGTTCGGCCAATTGTGTGTCTACCCAACGTGCGGTTTAGACTCCGTTCGTGGTCCTCAGGTATAACTATCTGAGGTGGCTTTTCAAGCCAATCGGAATTTTAAGGAGCAACCATACCATGTCTTTTAAGAAGCACAGTATGCGCGAGCGTGAAAAACTTGCGAAGCAGTTCCGCGTACCTACTAGGGTAACCCAAGTAGCTGTGACGAAGTATCTTCAAGCCTTAGACTGCCCCAGGGCCCTGACTGTGTATTTGCTTTACAGTTCGGGTGAGCATGAACAACTTGCTCAACTTGAGGTGCAACCCCAGGATTATGGAAGTCTTGAGGCGTTTAGGGACGCTTACGCGGCCACTATGCTTTTGTCTAAAGCAGAATTTTTGATTCTGCCATATGACGTCGAGCAGAAGGCTATGCAGAAATTCGAGAAATTCGAATTCCTGTGTAAGCAGACGAATAAGCGTTTTAACAATTTGATGGTTGACCCCTTATTTAAGGGGGCCAATGTGTGGTTGCTTAATGCGACCATTCAGAAAATCCATCGAGTTTTAGGGACGCTATCGATTGAGGATGTCTTCGAGCACGCCAATTGGGGGCCTGGTGTAACCACCTTTTTAAAAGGTGATGAAGCCACGTCCGTCAATAAGTTCCAGTGTGAAACTGGGACAACGCGCGATCTGTACAACCTGCTACCCATGGACGGACTGCCATTTGAATTTCCTATTTGGCAGGATCATCTGCGTAAGAACACAGATTATCCAAAGTTTACCGTGGGGAATCAGGTTATCACCGTACCTAAGGATGCTCGTGCCGACAGGGTAATTGCCGTGGAGCCAGGAATTAATCTCTGGTTCCAACTTGGTATTGGCTCTGTAATTAGGCATAAGCTCCGAAGGGTTGGGGTTGACTTAAACACCCAAGAGCGGAATCGACTACTAGCTCAGCAAGGAAGCAAAACTTCTGCGCTCGCTACGGTTGATTTCTCCTCTGCAAGTGACTCTATTGCCCGAAGATTAGTCGAAGAGGTTCTACCTCTAGATTGGTTCAGGTTGATGGATAGTTGTCGATCCCACTACGGCATTCAAGACACTAAAGCAACAAGGTGGGAGAAGTTCTCCTCAATGGGGAACGGTTTCACCTTCGAGCTTGAATCACTTTTGTTCTACGCCGCTGCCACTTCGGTGGCGGAATACATGGATCTTCCATGTAGGGACATTAGTGTCTACGGGGACGATGTAATTATCCCTGTAGAATGTTTTGAACTCTATTCTTCCTTTTGTTGCTTCCTTGGATTCGTAGTAAACCCTGATAAAAGTTTTCATCGGGGGTACTTTCGCGAATCCTGTGGAGGGCACTTTTGGAAGGGGGTAGATGTCACACCCATCTTTTTGAAAAAGGTGGTTTCTTCTGTTTCCACGGTAATTAAGTTCGCCAACGCTATTCGGCGTTTGGCTCACCGGTTCGTCCAAAAGGCGGCTTGTGATGCTAGATTCCGCGCAGTTTGGCATTACCTCTTTCACGAGATCCCTCAGCCCACAAGGCTGACTGGGTCCGACCGGCCTAAACATCCGGACGAACTTGATGAAGAGTTCGAGAAACGAGGCGATGGGTGGTTCATCTGTAATTTTGATGAGGCCACCTGTTCAATAGCCAGGTATGAACGCTCCCCACAAGGGGTTATAGATACCCAAGTGGAGGGTTATTACGCTCTGGCTTACGTGGAGACTGGTATAACCCAGTCTTCAGAGGGAGTCGGACTTTTATTAGTCCGGTTAAAAACTACGACATCTCCCCAAGAGCAAGGTAATAATTTTGCTCCTAGAGGCCGTGTCAGAGTCCGTGTTATTAGGATTCTGATTGACGCGTGGTACGATCTGGGACCTTGGGTTTAA